TTCATTGGATTCGGATTTTTTGTTGTTAAATATCGGGTTATTTGTCATATTTGGTTCAAATAGGGGATTATTCTGTGTAGTCGTTTTGTTTTTGTTGTTGTTATTGTTAGAATTGGAACTATTAGTGTAAATGGTCTCAGCAGCACGTCCACCTAATGTAATTTCTTTGGCAACATCATTTTGAAGTTGTTTAAGAATCTGATTGGTCACATAGTCTACATCCGCATTTTTACTGTTCGCGGGTTTATTAGCGATAGCGAGTACCATGTCCTTGTTACGCTTGTTAGGTTTAGCTTTGGAAAGTTCGTTATTTAACTCTTCAATGACTGCGTTAGTTATTAACTCTTCGGTCATGTTATTTATTTTAACATCATTCTTCTTCATATTCCCGGAATTTAAAAGCAGAAGCTTTTTATTGTGAGCGTTCATAAACATCTGGAAAGCGGCCGTATTTCCACCCTTGTTAGGATGAAGCTTTAGGCTACCCTTAAGATAGATCTTCCGCAGTTCCTTGAGTGTAGTAGCCTTATTGATACTAAGAATCATATTCTTAGTCGTATCATTCATATTTTTGCGCACGGAATTTACGATTTCGTCATTTACTGCACGAGTTATTAACTCGTCAGTCATGTTTCTTATTGCCATTTGCTTGTTAAATTCGGCACCAGCATTGAAATTATTGTTGTTCTTGGTTTTGGCGCGGTTTTGACGCTTATCTTCGTTATTGAGTTGCTTTTTTCGCACAGAATTTGAGATTTCGTTATTTACTGCATTATTTATTAACTCTTCAGTCATGTTATTTATTTTGTTATTCTCAATCTTGTTGGGCTTCACATTAGGTGGGAGTGTACCGTTGTTAGGTTTCACGTTAGGTGGGAGTGTACCACTATTGGGCTTCACATTGACATTCTTCTTCTTACCACCCTTGAAATAATTGAAGAAGCTCTTACCCTTCTTAGCGGGGACTGTGGCAGTAGCATTCTTTTTCTTACCACCCTTGAAATAATTGAAGAAACTCTTACCCTTCTTGGTGGGGGCAGTGGCAGTAACATTCTTCTTCTTACCACCCTTGAAATAATTGAAGAAGCTCTTACCACTCTTTTTAGGAGGGGGTGCATTTCCACCACTAGGCACGTTGGGCTTCACACTGGGTGCATTTCCACCACTAGGCACGTTGGGTTTCACACTGGGTGCATTTCCACCACTAGGCACGTTGGGCTTCACACTGGGTGCGTTGGGCACATCGGGCTTCACGTTGGGCCTCACGTTGTTTGGCTTCACATTGGGCCTCACGTTATTGTTACCAGTTCCAGTGTTGGTAGTACTGGGCTTCACGTTGTTTGGCTTCGCGTTGTTGTTACCAGTTCCGGTGTTGGTAGTACTGGGCTTCACGTTGTTTGGCTTCGTATTAGGGGGTCTCGGGGGGATGGGAGATGGACCTGGTACTACTGTGCGTCCTTTTAAGAAATTTGGTGTTCCACTCGGTGGTCCCCCGACAGGTGGGCCACTGGCACTACCCGATTTTTGCTGTAAAAATGCGGGGGTTGTTATAGGTGGGGGTCGATTAGGTGGTTTAGGGAAAAATGGTACCTTCGCACCACTTTTTATATTTTTGGGAGTTAAGCCTCTATTACTCATAAATCTCACACGCTTTGTGGTCGCTTCAATTAACTCCTTTTTTGTCATATTTTCTGTATTTTCAACGCCAACCTTATTGGCTATCCGGAGAAGTTCTTCTCTCTTAGTCTTGGGATCAAATAATAGGTCATAATTCCTGTTACCTAATACAACCTTAGCCTGTTCAGGTACTAAGGGTTTCGCAGGTACATTTGGTCCTTTGAAAATTGTTACAACTTTCGCTGCTGTACTTTGTACTGCTGCGGGGCGTTTTTGTACGGTCTTTCTCACTGCTGCGACTGAAGACCGCTTACTCAGTTTGACGGGTTCGGATATATTCAAAAACTGAAGTCGTTTCAGAATTGTATCAGTGAGCTGTTTCTTAGTCAACGTATCAACCTTTTTGATGTTGATCTTTTCAGCTAACTTCTTCAAAATGACTCTACTCGAAGACCTATCAAATAATTTCTCATAATCATTCGAATTGAATGGTGATTTCTTATCCAGTAGATACGTTCTATCTGGTGTAAGAACCAGGGGTGGTAAGAGTAACTTTCCTTCCTGGATATTGGTGTATACTTCACAAATGTTCTTTTTTGTTAGTTTGGTTTTTTTCCCGGTTTTGATTTTAACCACATTCCGGAGAATTTTAACGCTCGTGCCCTTTTTACACGGGTCTGTCATATATTTTAAACTAACAAAAAAAAGTGATTTAATGGCTCATGTAGCCCCTATTGAACAATTGAACTTTTTCTTCATAACTCATACTGAAATCAAACACATCCGTGTCTTCGACATTGATCTCATGCATTTCTATCGGTAAATCATAAGTCACACGGTTAGAAAGTGCTGAACGAACCAAACATTCCACAAATTGTTTTGGTGTTTGTATATCTTCTTGATATATTCGATTCATCTTAATCTTAATACATGTAACTTCATATGGTTTTTTATCAAAAAATGGTGTCAATGGGTATTCCTCTTTCATACCACCATCTACATAGGTTTCACCATTATATTTACCACATGCAAATATGAAAGGTATCGCCATGCTCATGCACACTGCATCTATGATATTCATATCTGGGTGGGTATCTTTAGAGAAATACACCGTTTCAGAAGTATTCATACAGAATGCTGAAATGTAAATTTTCATATCAATCTCTTTGAAAGTGGGATCACACCCACATATTTCTACTAATTTTTTACGAATAGGTGCCATATCAACAAAACCAAATTTGTTAAAAAAGGACCCTATGCGTATCTTAACAAAATTGGGGACATTCAAATTTAATGAAGTTTCCAAAATTTCATCAACCGACATTCCCACCCCCATGAATAATGCTAAAATCGATCCAGCAGAAGAACCTGAAATTTCCTTGACATCAACTAATTCAGACTCTCGTGCTTTTAATACACCGATTAATGAAAATATTCCCATAGACGCTGGACCGAGAATAAGATACTTCATCTTCCTATTTAATAGAACTGAGGAAATTGGCGACGTAATATCGCAAATACCAAAGCGTACACGACAGCGTGTGTGAGCACGGATTCTATACTCGTCTGACCGGATCCGAAGATACCTCCCGATTTGGGAGGAAGTGTGAGTAAGAGACCCGGGCTTAGTAAGATAAAGAGAGCGGTGGTCACGAGTAAATCGGTCTTTGTGAGTACGATGCCCATCGTTTTGGCAATGAGGCTGTACACGAGAAAGAATACGAGTGCGTGGAAAAATACCGCCATCTGACCCGTCTTTCGGTTCATGAAAGAGACCTTTGAGCCGTCGGTGGTCAGAAGGAGACCGGGGCTTAGAGACAAAAAAAGAGCTGCAGGGATCGCGACCTTTTGTGACGTGATATCGGGTAACATTTAATATACACACATATAATTTTTGGCGTAATCGGTAAAGTCATTAAATGTGGCTCCACGCATCATATCTTCGTGTACACCATTTTCATTTACGATGCGCCTGATGTTTCTCCAAATATGACCAAGTCGCTCTTCATACCAAAGAGTCTGTTCCTGATATTCCCATGTTGTACGTGTCAAACCAGTGTCGCGCTCTTCATAGCAAAACTCAACAAAGTCACAAAACTTCCCCGTGTGTTCAATATGTGCGTCATATAACAGCGTATTAATGGTACCCCACATATACTGTAATTCATCTGAGTATTCGACTTCCCAGTCTTCAATATTCAGAGGAGTGTGTTCATTTTCGAACCCTTCATCATCACTGACGTCGGGATCAAATCCGTTATTGGCTTCGTATACGTATTGGCTCCAGACCATGTTTAGTTACTTATCTTCTTTCTCGGGTTTATCCTTTATACCAGTTAGCGACAGAGAAGTTGACTCTTTCACTTTAAGACCATCTTTAATAGCATTAAGTGCACCTTCCACTTTTGCTTCATCACCACCAAAAAATTTCAAAAGTCCATCTTTGATTGCATCTTTGTTAATACTGCCCTTACGAACAGATTTGCGAAGGCTGATTTTACCTTTCCTGAGGTTAATGGTATCAATACCCTGCTCAACCATATGCTTCTTCACATTCTCCTTGAGACGCTTCTCTTCCTGGTTGAGGATTTTGATATCAGCTTTCGCTTCAGAAAGTTGTTTGGAAAGTTCGACAAGCTTGGAAACGTTACCCGAGAGGTCAGTTCCAACGGAAGTCATATGTTATCCTGTAATTAAATCTTTAAGCACACAAACTACGCTGCATGAGATCGGGGACGATAGTGGAGTTGTTCCACACGAAGGGATCCTTGCTGTTGGGAGGATCCGCGCGGATTTGCTGGTTGGCGTTGCGGAGGGCACCACCGATGGTTTCGGGGAAACCGACCTGGGCGCGGGGCTCGAGGAAGTTCTGTCCCTTGAGCACGTCCTCTGGGGCAAACTGTCCAAAATCCTCCTCGGAAGCCACCTCGCGGGGAAGGAGAGAGGAGGCGAGACCGGTACCCTTCTGCATACCACCATTCACGGGAGCCGCAGCGGGGCCAATGGCCGAACCGCTACCGAATCCAACGTACTCGCGCTCATTGATGGAGTAGTCGGAAGTGTTGTTAAGAGTAGTGAGTAAGTAGACAACTACGGCAATGGCCACGAGAGTAAGTATCTTAGACTGGTGACGCTTGAGCATATTAGCGATCATCTTTATATATTAGTAACAAATTTTTTTATTGGTCGTCATCGACAAATGCATATTCGTCTGGGTATGTGTCAACGATCGGCTCTGGATGAAGCCTGACCTGAACGAGATTCCATGTGCATGCGAATGATTTTTTGGCAAACCAAAGTTCAGAAAATTCGAGGATGACATCACAAGATTTATCCTTCTGGAGAGTTTCAAAGTCCACAGCTTCCTGCTGAGAATTGTAAACCTTGGTGACGTCGATTCGTTCGCATCTCAGCTGACTGTCCGGCGCACTGTGTGTATAAGCTCCCCTGATAACATCCTCGGATAACTCCTTACCAAACCAATCGACCGCATTCTCTTGTGCGGCTGTAACATTCCCTGAATCAATTACCCTAATCTTCTCAACATTCACATCCGATACGATGTCAATGAGAATATCATCGGAGATATCACAGATTTTAACACCATTCAGTTGAACGAAAACCTTCCGCTTGTTATCATTGCGAACCTTCACAGTTCGAAGGCCATCTTCACCCTTGGTGAGGGTATCAAAAATCATTTATACTCTATATGTGTTTCATTTCTTTAACCCAACAAACGGTATATTAGATGCTTTGTCTAGAATTGATTTCGGGAGCCAGTCATTTCTATTCCCTCTGTATCCGTACAATGTTTTCTTAACATTGACATTCTTGGAAATTTTTTGCGCATTCTTTGGCCTGTAATTTTGTTCATTTTTTACATATGACTTATTACTGACAGTTTTCCATTTGAGAGAATCTACATTAAATCGTTTATTCCCTGATGATTTTTCATAATTATTACTCACCTTTGTACCCTGGGTAACTGTCTTAATACCATGCACTATTTGTTTAGATAAACGCTCCTTTAATGGTTCGGTTGTGAATTTACTGTAATTGCGTGGGTTGATACGAGATGCTTTCTTGATATTTACGTTTCCGGGTTTGGCACGTACTGTGCGTACTTTTTTGATCTTATTACGTACCTTTTTGAACACGTCATCTATAGAATCACTCTGTTTGATGCTCTTATTAAACATTTTTCCAAGTTTTATGAGACGTTGGCGATCCTTTTCTTTCTTTTCTGGTCGTAATTTGAGCTTGTGCATGAGATAGATGTCTTCAATTAAGAATTCTTTACTCGCAACGGAGATTTTGTTATTTACAATCATCTTCCCTGTGTTGGCGTTACGGTATGTAATTCCTTTCTTTTTCGTCAAGGCGACATCCGAACCAAACTCATCTGGGCGCATGAATGGAATATCTAAGATACCACCCATCGTGAAATCTTGAATTTTACCCGTTTTTGGTGATAAATACCTAATATTGAGATCCAATGCGAATAACTCCACATCAATAAAAACATCACCCTTCCCTGGATTGTTATTCTCTCTCGTCTTCTTCTTCTTGATCAATGTGTACCTTCTAGTCACATACGGTCCCTTGTTTTTGAATCCCACACCAAGGAACTTGGTTAACTTACCCTTCTGTGCCAATATGCGATTTTTGATCCGCGCATTTAAGCGAGTGGACAATTCTCCGAGTTTATTCCATAAGAGTAGTTTCAAAGCCTGGAGTTTCCCAAAGTATTTCGCATTGGTTTTCATATGTGGGACAAATTTCGCGTCGATGTCACTCGTGACTATACGATCTTTGAAGTCTACATACATGTTAAACGCCTCACCCCCACTTATGATGAGATCACCCGATGATTTGAGAAATTCTGTCAATTCACCAGTTGTTTGAAGGATGATATCACGGATAGAATCTGTGACAAAAACATAAATCATTTTCTCAAAGTCTTTGTCAGGATATGAACTATGGATACGGTCCCTGAACTTTTTTAAATCCCGCTGTTCATTTCTATCGAAATATTTTTTGAGTTTCGCATCTTTGAAAAGTAAATTATCGTTCATAAATTTTTCGATGGTCTCCTTAGGGTAAATCTTTTCATCCATTATTATATTGTGATATAATATTATGGACTGTGGTATTATAGACGAATGCAGATGCTATAAGTATAAAGGCGCGAAGAACCAATTCTGTGGTGCGAGGAGAGGTCCAACCGTTTCCCCATGCCCGAGTGCGTGTTGTGCTGGTGGATGTTCTGGACAACCTTTCCGTATTTTAAAGAGACCTAAGCGCAAACCCAAAAATGATCCCCGATTCTTTACTCGTGATTACCTGTTTGGTTTCTTTATGATAATTACGTTATTGTTTCTTGTATTCCATGACTTAAAGATTAAGTCAGTAAGATAGATATAATGTCTCTTGAAACCATCCAAGCCGATATCATTGCTCTTCGTTCCGAGGTAAAGACCCTCACCAAGCTTATTCGTAAGATCAAGAATACCCAAGAGGATCCCGATGGTGAGAAGGCTAAGAAGCGTGCCGAGAACAATGGGTTTAACCGAAAGCAGGAAATCACACCTAAGTTGCGCGCGTTCCTCGCCCTTCCAGCTGAGGAACTCATTTCTCGATCGGAGGTGACCAAGTTCATCAACAAGTACATCCTCGAGAAGGGTCTCAAGCACCCCGAGAACGGTCGCCAGATCATCCTAGACGAGACGCTGCGGGATCTTCTTGCTCCCCCCGCCGACGTTGTTGTAACTTACCTTAACCTCCAGAAGTACCTTTCTCCTCATTACATTAAGAAGGAACCTGTAAAGGCTTAAAAAAATAAAACATACTACTAACAACAAGATGGTTACTTTCGTAACGAAAGAAAAAATAGAACAACTTGTTGGTACAAAGATCAAAAATCTTGATTTGTACCAAAAGGCTTTTACACATAAATCCGCACTAAAAGAATATGAACAATTTACAGAATCATTTGAAACTCTGGAATTTATCGGAGATTCTGTTTTGGGTTTCGTAATCACCAAATTCTTATTTGATCGTTACGAAAGTCGACAAGAAGGTTTCCTCACGAAAGCTCGTACAAAGCTCGTTCGTGGTGAAACATTGGCTAAAATAGCCAACACGATGGGGTTGAATGCATTGGTTATCATGGATGAAAAGGGTATGCGCAACGGATGGAATAACAACCCCAAGATTTTAGAAGATGTTTTCGAAGCCCTCATCGGGGCTCTTTACATGGATCTTGGTCTTCTTCATGCTAAAGAATTTGTACTCAGGATCTATACGAATCCTTCTATGATTGACTTGAATTCCATCATGGTGGATGATAATTTCAAAGATCATCTTATGCGTCATTGTCAAGTGAACAATCATCAACTCCCAGAATACCGTGTAGCTGGTCACCACGAGGGTCTATTTTACATAGATGTATATATCGATAATCAGTACGTAAGTCGAGGTACCGCTAAAAGTAAAAAACACGCTGAACAGGAAGCTGCGAAGCATTTTTTTCAAAGAATAGAACACTTTAAAAGACAAGGATTGGCTTAAAAGATTGAGGAGTGTATAATTTAATAATGCACCCAAATGTTAAGGCTTTATTGGATAGAGAATATGCAGCGCAGAAATCAGAAGAATGGCTCGCCCTCCGTGGTAACATGTTGACTGCGTCTGATGCAGCCACGGCTATTGGTGTGAATAAATATGAAACACCCGCGGATCTCTTATTGAAAAAATGCGGTCTCGGTGAAAAATTTACTGGTAATGCAGCCACTCGTCATGGTGAGAAGTATGAAGATGAAGCACGGATTTTATACGAAGAGCGGCATGGGGAAGTCGTCCACGAGCTTGGTCTTTGCCCACACCCCGAACACTCATGGCTCGGTGGGAGTCCTGACGGTGTATCCGAGTCTGGGAAGCTCGTTGAAATTAAATGCCCTCCGATGCGACAGATTATACCAGGAGAAGTACCGATTCATTACATGCCACAGCTTCAACTGTGTATGGAGATTTTAGACCTGGAAGAAGCAGACTTTATTCAGTACAAACCCGCAGAGACGAACTGGCCTAAGCCAGAAGAATTCGATGTCGTCAATGTTAAGCGGGACCCCGAATGGTGGAAGACCAATTTCCGAATTATGAAGGAATTTTGGGAAAAGGTGCTCTATTTTAGAGAACATATTGATGAACTTCCACCACCTAAGTTGAAGAAGACTCGTAAGAAAAAGGAACCTGAACCAACTGTCTGCGAAGTCGGCATCCTTTCAGATGAAGACCCCTACAATGACGACTGAAGACCAATACACCTTGGCAACAAAGACCCTTAACGGGCGTCTATTCTCACCGTACCAAAAGGAAGGTGTGATGTGGATGCTCAACATGGAAAATCAAGAATCAGGACCCAAGGGTGGGTTTCTGTGTGACGAAATGGGTCTGGGTAAGACCGTGCAACTGATTTCCACAATGCTTGGAAATCCGAAACAACGCACACTCATCATCGTACCCAAATCTATTATCACCCAATGGCGTGATGAAATTCAAAAGTTTGCATCAAATTTATCTGTGAATGTGTACGATGGGCCCGACCGCAAGATTGACCACTCGTGCAACATTACGATCGCACCGTATACCGTTCTTACGGTAAAGGGTGCCGAGAATGGTGGTGTTACACCTCTACACCATGTGCAATGGGATCGAATCATTTTGGATGAAGCACATGAAATACGGAACAGTGGTTCAAAGTTGTATAAAAGTGTATGCCGTCTGCGTTCCACTATTAAGTGGATCGTGACTGGTACACCTGTATTTAACTCGATGAACGATTTTGTATCTCTTTGTGTGTTCTTTGGTTTTGACAAGTCGAGTGTTCAGGCCATGACCAAAGATATCAAGGATATTTACATCCTTCGTCGAACAAAGGATGATCTGGCATCAATCAATGAACGTTTGAGATTACCACCGTGTCACTTTGAAAATGTTGAACTTGATATGCTCCCAGAGGAAAAGGCTCTCTATGAATTTGTATTTTTGGAAGCACAGGATATTATCAAGGATGTTTTCAAAGATGCAGTCAGTCTGAATTCAAAAAACATGGTTATTTTGGAATGTCTTCTTCGTGCTCGTCAGTGTATGATTTGGCCACAAATGTATCTCGATGGAGTGGCTTCTAAGACTGGTGTTTCACCAACAAAATGGACCGGGAGGTCAAAAAAAATGGAAACATTATTCAGTTTGATTGAAGAACACCCAAAGGAAAAGAGTCTCATATTCTGTCAGTTTCGTAGTGAAATGAATCATATTCAGAAAAATTTGAAGTGTCAAGTTTTCAGAATCGATGGGTCAGTTTCGAGAGATGACAGAGTTAATCAAATTAATGCGTTTAAACGCGCACCACCAGGAGCTGTTTTTATCATTCAGATAAAAAGTGGGGGTCAAGGTCTCAATCTCCAGGAGGCTACGCGGGTGTACATTACCGCTCCCGCGTGGAATCCGGCGACCGAACTACAGGCGATTGGCCGGAGTCATCGCACGGGTCAAAATCACGCGGTTTTCGTCAAAAAGTTGGTATACAAAGAATGTGTACATTTCGTCAGTGTTGAAGAAGAAATGATGGCGCTCCAGGGTCATAAATCATTGGTTTGTTCGGAAGTTCTCAACGATGACCGTGTTAAAACACAGATTCCAGTCAATCGAATTACTGACAAAATTTCAATCCTGGACATCAAAAAAATTTTCAAAGCATAAGATAAATGACTGTTGGTTCCCGTGCAGAAGTATTCCATGGTAACGCTACCCAGACAAGTGGTGGTCTCACCAAGAAAGACCTAAAGATGAAGGATGGCCGGATTATCTCCAAGGCGGCGAGTAAGGCTTCGAAGAAGTCTTACAAGAAGACCGCCTTTAAGGCGTTTGTTGATGTGGCGAAGGCGAAGTCGAAGGATGGTAAGTTCCACCGCGTTCCTAAGGAGGGAACCAAGGCGTACGATAAACTTCTCAAGCAGTAAAAAATCTGTGTCTTAATTAAGAATGACCATAGCGTTGTGGAACTACTCTGTTAAGGAGGCGAAGGACCGGTTAAATATTGATCGTTCTAAGTTTATGCGAGTACAGGGGAAATTACTCAAAGAAGCTCAGGAAATTTATCATATATTATTAACCAAGCCCACGCGGCGTGTAAAATCTAAAAAGTAGATTTCATAAAAAAATATCAGTAAATACTAAATGGCTCCAGTCAAAAAGGCAAAAGCTGGATCTTTTATGAATAAGATGAAGAAGCAAGGAGCTGCGATGGCCAAGCAAGCGCAGTCCCAAGGTAAAGCCATGGCTGCCAAGGCCAAGGCTCAGGGTCCTGGTATGATGGCCCAGATTCAAGCCAAGGCCAAGGCGGCTGCGAACAAGGCTAAGGCTGCCGCACCAGGTGTGATGGCCCAAGCTAAGGCGGCTGCGAACAAGGCTCAGTCCCAAGTCAAGGCGGCCGCCAATAAAGCCAAGGCGGCTGCACCGGGTATGATGGCTCAAGCCAAGGCTGTCGCAAACAAGGCTAAGGCTGCCACATCGGGTGCTACAATTGCGGGTAATAAGCCTAAAAATAACAGCGCAGTGAAGAAAGTTGCCAATGCGATGCCATCCAATGGGAGGGCGAATTTCAAGGGTAAAGCGATAGCTAATAAGGTTCAAGCGGACGGGCGCAGGATGGCGGAGAATACCACCAAACAGGCTCTCTCAGCGATAGAAAAAGGACGTAACATGGCCAAAAAGGCGCATCGCCAGGCTATTAACATGGCCACACAAGCTCACAACCAGGCACTCGAAAAGGCTCGTATAGAGGCACAGGCTAGTGGTCTTCAATTTGGTGAAGAAATGCCTATGAATTATATGGATAACATGGGTCGTCGCATCATGCAGGGGCCCAATGGTGGTGCTTATGTAAACATGCCCGGTGGCACTAGGAATTACAGACCCAATGCGGCTTTTAAGAATCAAGTGGGTAGCGGTATGGTAACACCCGTCATGGGCCAGGGTGGACTCCCCCAAAATCTTCGATACTAAATAATAAATTGGAAACCTTTCAAATTTTGAGGCTCATAGACAACAAGTTGGTGAAGCTTCCATGTGCAACCAAATTTCCTGTTCAAGAAATACACGCTATTTAACTCTGCAATAGCATGACCAGAATTTCTTGAATAGAGACCATTAGAAACCTCCGTCTTGACTGCATTCTTATCAGAATCGTAGACACCAGCCTTGATCATTCCTTGATGATCAGTATCAACCTTTACCCGAAACTTGGGTTCCCTATCAGGTGATTCCTTGATGTTAGAATTGAACATCGGTGCGAGTTCATCCTTTGTCATTTGGGTACCAAAAATCTGTTCACTTTGATTTACGACCGATTCTACGATCTTATCCTCAATCTCACGAATACCTTCATAGAATTTTTTAATATAACTACCATCTTCATCATGTCCTTTCAATGCGAAGTCAATATTATACTTCGTCATTCCTACTTCGGGTGTAAATCCTGACACACCAAATGGCATATACAACCTCGGAAACTGAATACGCATAGGAGTTCCCTGTTTTGTCGATAGAACTACTTTTCGATTGTTATATTCCCCGATTTCAAGGTTGTTGATAGCTTCATTAATTTTCGACATTTCTAATTTATAGTGTGCTTAAAACTTTAAGCCGAACACGCCACACAGTCTGGTTCCAAACTGAATTGGATTGGTCGAGCCTTTGCCTTAGATCTCAGATAATACATTCCCGTTTTGAGACCCGACTTCCATGCGTACATATGCATCGAAGATAACTTGGACATTGTGGGACTTTCCATGAAGAGGTTCATCGATTGCGATTGGTCAATGAAACGCCCACGGTCCGCCGCCATATCGATAATACATTTTTGGCTAATTTCCCATACAGTCTTGTAAAGTTTCTTAATGTCGTCGGGAATATCGACAATGTTTTGAATAGACCCACCAGCCTTGACCATGAGATCTTTCATTTCCTTGGACCAGAGACCTGCCTTCTTTAGGTCATCTACGAGATGTTTGTTTACCACTACAAATTCACCCGCGAGTGTGCGTCGCAGATAGATGTTCGTCGTGTACGGTTCAAAACATTCATTGTTACCGAGAATCTGTGCAGTAGAAGCAGTGGGCATCGGTGCCATGAGAAGACTGTTCTTAAGACCCTTATTCTTAATACGCTCAGCCATTTCAGTCCAATCATACCTGAGTGGGTACTTAGCCTCACCACCCCACATAGATGGCTGAAGAATACCCTGAGAAGCTGGGGAACCCTCGAATGTTTCGTATGAACCATCAATTTCCGCCAATTCGGATGAGGCTTCGAGTGATGCGTGATACATAGTTTCGAAAATCTGTGCGTTCAACTGTCGAGATTCTTCACAGTCAAATGCGAGACCACATAAAATGAAGACATCTGCGAGACCCTGAACACCTAGACCAATGGGGCGATGTCTCATATTAGACTTCTTCGCCGTTTCAACTGGGTAGAAGTTTCTATCAATCACGCGGTTCAAGTTTTTTGTAACAATCTTTGTGACTTCATGCAATTTATCAAAGTCGAATGTTTTCGCCTCCCTGTTTACATATTTGGGGAGAGCGATAGATGCCAGGTTACAAACCGAAGTCTCATCCTTATCTGTGTACTCAATAATCTCCGTACACAGGTTAGAACTCTTAATCGTACCTAAGTTCTTTTGATTGCTTTTTGTATTGCATGCATCCTTATACAGCATATAGGGAGTACCGGTCTCTGTCTGAGACTTGAGAATCGCTTTCCAGACTTCGGCCGCTGGAACAGTTGAATTGGCGAGACCCTCCTCTTCATACTTTGTGTACAGCGCTTCAAACTCTTCACCGTACACATCAGAGAGACCCTTAGCTTTGTCGGGGCAGAAAAGTGACCAATTACCACCCTCTTCGACCCTCTTCATGAACAGATCCGGGATCCATAGACCCGAGAAGAGATCTCTGCACCGAGCCTCCTCATCGCCTTGGTTGAGACGAAGTTCCAAGAAATCCATGATATCCGCATGCCATGGTTCAATATATACAGCAATCGAACCCTTACGACGACCAGCTTGGTTCACATAACGAGCCGTGGCATC